TTTGGTCTCCCTTGCGTAAAACTACTTTTAAAAAGTGAGTTATTAAGTCGAGCAATCCATTTTCTTCAAATCTTTTTGTTTTTGCTAACCACTCGGAGGCAGTTAACAAGAGACCAAGAACAATGGTTACTCCCCAGTTAGTTACAAAGCAAGTAATCATGCTTGAGACTGTGGTTTAAAGAGAAGCTCTTTAACCGTAGCAAGAACCATATCATCAATACTATTATCAGTTGTCTTTACATATTTCTCAAGAAGTTCAATCACAAGATTTTTAACTGCTGGGTGAGTGGCAATTTTAAGAAGAAGTGGTTTTACCACTACTACAACTGCGTTCATAATGACCTCCGTGTGAAGATTATCCTGTCCTATTTATTAATCAGTCAAATCTAGAAGACATATTATCTTGCGATCTTTGTCTTTCAGCACGACGCTTTGCTACTTTTTGTGCTGGTGATGTAGGTCCACCATACTCACCAGCTTTAGGTGGTTTCTTACCTGGTTCTTTTTTCTGCCCTCTTGGTTGAACTCCAACTTTTCCAGATCCCATACTCTTCATTACAGATCTCATTACTTTTGAATTGGTATCACTTCCACCATATTTTCCACCAGAAGATGTTGGTTTATCAGTTCTGGAATCTTTTCCAGTTTCTTTTTCATAACGATTGAGTTCACTAACAGTTTCACCTTCATTTTCAACAGAATCACCGATATTAGTTACACCAGATCTAATAGCTTGTGATTGTGCTTGTTGAAGATTTTTTCTAGCAGACAAAATTTTATTTAATTTTGACTGAGCATTTTTAGTTTGCTTTTGTTCAGTGTCTTGTTGTTTGCCAGTAACTTGATTTCCTTGCTGTCCAGTTACATTAGAAATTGCTTCATCTACCTTTTTTGCAATTTTATGTGCTTTTGTAATTGTAGATTTTTCCAATGGTGGTTTGTCACCAGTCGATTTCATCGCTGCAGCCATACCGATAGCATAAGGATTTTTCGCTTCTTCTGGGACACAATTAGGAACTTCTTTACCACCTTTCTTTTTTGTTCCTACCATTTGATACCCTTTCCAACAAGGATCTTCACCTTTCATCTTCTTTGCTTCAATTTGAAGATGATCTGCTGCTTTATATCCTTTATGACCTGCCTTATAATTTTGCCATGCTTTAGTGTTCGCCTTTTTATCAGAGGCAGTAACAGTCATTCTAGTGTCTTTTGGTTCTGGTTTTTCACCACCATAAACCGCTTCACCAACCACTGCTTTCTTTACCTTTTTAGCGGCAATACCAGTTGCCTTAACTCCAGAAGCAACACCTTTACCAAACTCAGATGCACCCTTGGCAGCAACCTTTACTGCTTTGCCAGCGGTTGCAGTAGCTGCTTTATGACGCTCCATACCTTGCTGGTATGCCTTAACAGCACCAAGAACACCCTTAGCAATTCTATCTTTTAATGGTTTTTTAGATGGTTGAGATGCTTTTGCTTTCTCTACTGCCTTTTTACCTCTATCAGTAGTTACTTTTTTTGCAACTGAAGATTGACTTCTAAGAGCAGCAGTCATTCCAGATGGTCTATCATCAGACTTATCTCTTGCTGCCTTTTCTTTTTGCTTCGCTCTAATTGCGGATGCCTTTGCACCACCCTTTAAACTACCAATAGACTTTCCAGATTTAGTAACTGGTTCAATACGCCCACTTCTTCTTGCTTCTGTTAGTTCATAATCTTCAGCAACATAGAAAATAAAATCATTAAATTTTTCTAATCCAAGTTCTTCAATAACAATCTCTAAACCTTCTTCATTCAAACCTTGATTGAAAAAATATTCAGTTGCAACATCAACAGTTTCAAATAAATAATTTTCACTAATTTCTTGTACATCAATAATTTCTCCACCAAGATTGTTAATCGCTTCTTTAAGTGGAGGATTAATTATAATTTTATTATTTACTTTTTTTTCTGAAATTTTCTTATCGTTTTCCTGTTTATCTAAAACATCCATAACTTCACTGAGATCATCTCTCCATGAAGAATAAGATTCCTTTACACCATAAGATTTTTTAGAAACAGATTTTTTAATCGCTTTATCTCTAGAACCCTTCCACTCATCAGTACCACTTTCTACTTTACCATCACCATCATAATCTTTTTTCGCTTTCTTTTCTGGTTTTTTGTGTTGAAGAGCAGATGCTGTTTGCTCACCTTTTCGCTTTTCACCCTCATAAGGAGTTCCATATGCAGTCCCAACAACCGATTGGATCTGAGGATTTTTTCTTAGTTCATGCTTCTTTTTAAGATCAGCATAACGACGATATGGTTTACCAAACCCCTTTGTTGGAGTAACTAAAACCATATCTTTTTTTCTCCCCTTATTTTCTCCCTCTTCTAATTCAAATTCTTCTTTCTTAACACCACCAAAAATCATATTTTTAGCAAGTTCTTTTACTGGTGCCGAAGCAGAAGAATTTTGAAGAACTTGAGACCATGCTCTTTCTAATGGAATATCTTCTCTTCTTGCTTTGTAGCGAGTATCATAAGCAAGTTGTCTTGCTTGCTTTTTAAGATTATCATCTCCACCCCCATCACTATTCCCACCACCACTTCCAGAAGATGGTGCTTCTTTTTTGCCCATTTGGGGTTTAATTTTTGCTTCCATCTCAGTCAAATAAACCTGATGGAGATCAGTAACAACGTGGTGTAATTTAGACATTCCTCTAATTTCTGCTTTTTACTTTATACTTATTTATGAAATTAATACCATATGGTTTTTGACCATATGCCAGATACTCTTTATTTGTCCCTAATGCACCTGGTGTCATTTTCGCAGCATATTTAAAATATCCAGTTGTTCCAACCAATGTATTTGGTTTACCTGGTGATCTCATTTCACTATCAACTTTAACTTCAGTATATTCAACCACATCCTTTATCCAAGATTTGAACATTTGATCTTCTTCGGTAACGCAGATCAAATAGTTAGTACCTCTTCTTATAATTTTACCAACTAATCCAGTATTAATATTTTCTACTACTTCACCTTGTTTAAAAATTTGACCAGAAATATATTTTTCACGCAGATCTCTTTCATATTCAACTCCCTCTCCAACCCTTTTTTTAGCAACTTGTTGGGTATATGCAATTTGTTGATTGCGTTGTGTTCTTACTTGAGGGGGATCTTTTTGTGCTAAAACTTGATTTTGATTATAGAACTTTAATCTACCACCTTCATTTTTGGCAATAAATTCTCCAGTCTTTTTATCATGATATCCACCATGCCCATCTGGCACAAGACCTAATCTCTTGCTTTGGATCGTTGCAAGAGATCTAGAACTTTCGGATATAAATTGAGAGAATTTTTTCATATGTGTTTTGATATACTAATATTTATCACTTTAGGCAGCTCTTGAAATTAATTCCGATAAAAATTGTTCTTTCTCAAGATATTGTCGGTAATATATTTCACCGTTAGATTTTTGTTCATATTTTGATCTTATAGTTATTAACTTCTTCCTGGTCAATTTTTCATTGATAGTAATTATGGGTAATCGTTGATTATCACCACTAGTATAAGTATCATATTCAACATAAAAATCATATTGAACCATTAAATCTGGAAGATTATTAAAATTATATATCCTAGCATCACCAGACCCAATTTGAACCAGTTCAACATTATCTTCATTTAAAGTTGCATAATATTTTATACCTTTACCCAATTTCTCAAATAAACTTTTTTTAGTTCTATCAGTCTTTATTAGATCATTTAGTCTATCACGAATTTCAGAATAAACTAATACAAATGCCTGATCTGTTTTTTTATCTTCTATCAATAATTTTTCATATTTAGACTTTAATATATCAATATTAATATCAAATAATTCTGTAAAAAATTCTTTAATTGAATCAAATTTAACCCCACCTTTTTGACCAAATTGTTTTATATCATTACTCTTCAATGATGCTTTTATATCAATATTTCTAAGTTTACCTTTATGATCTGTTAATTTAACCTCAATATCAACTTTAGTATTTTTTGAAGAAACTCCTTTCGCCTCTACATCTATTTTATCATATCTGCCATTTAAATATATTAATTTTGCCCACTTAGAAACTTTTTGATTATTAGCATATTTTACGGAACTCTTAACATAACCATCTAGATCCTTTTTATTTTCCCTAGATCCAAATAAGAACTCAATGTTTGCGGATGAAAGTTCTACATATAATCTAACATCATCCTCAACACTTATACCTTTATTTGGAGATTTTAAATTAACTGTAGTAGAAAAACTTTTTCTTCCTGCTATTGATTTTTTCCCACTACTCTTCATTTTATCAATCATATCATAAACATCATTTGATGATATTGGTGTTTCTTTACTCACAAATCTACACGCTATTGCAGCAGCAAATACACCTTCAGCAATATTACCTAGATTATAATCAGTTGCAGTCTCTGTTTTTACATTTAAAACTATATTGTTTATAAAAATTTCTTTTTTTGTTCCACTTGAAAAGTAAGTAACGTTAACCTTTTTAGTTCCTTTATTAAATTTACTATCCAAATAATTTCTTATATTCTCTGAAGTCTGGTGAATATTAACATCATCGGGTAAAATTACATCTGCTTTACGTCCACCAATTACTGGAGTATTTACAGACATAATCCTACCAAGTTTATATGCCTTTCTATCTCTTTGGGATATACCTTCTATAAGAGATTTTACAATTTGTAAATTTACTACCACAATTGAATGCGTTTATTTACATGTATTTAGAATGCCCAAAAGAGGACTTGAACCTCCACAGATATATCTACAGGAACCTAAACCCTGCGCGTCTACCAATTCCGCCATTTGGGCATATATTAATTATACATACAACATATTCATATTGTCAATGATGTATAAAAGAGCATTTCTATTTGGATGTAGTTTTACAAGATACATATACCCAACTTGGGCAGATATGCTTGAATATTATAATCCAGATATATCCGTGTTTAATTTTGCAAGATCTGGAATAGGAAACGTTGGTATATCATATAGATTAGTAGAAGCTGACGTTAAATATCAATTTAATAATACGGATTTAATTGTAGTTGTGTGGACTTATTTTAATAGAAAAGATTTGTTTAATAAAGGAGATTGGTTTACTGAAGGAAATATATTCAGCAGTGATTATTATGGTAAAGATTACATCAAAAAATATTGGACAATAGAACACGGATTATTGGAAAATTTTAGTTCAATAATCTTATCAAATAAATCATATACCTTAAATGATCAGTATTGTACTATTCCTATAGAGCATTATTGTAAATATGAATTATCTCATAATTTTTTAGAAACAAAAGATCTATTAAACAAATTACCAAATATCAAAAATTTTCAATTTAAAAATAATTCAAAATTTTGTGGATTTTCAAAAGATCCTCATCCCGATATAGAGTGTCATATTTCATTTTACAACGACCATATTGCAAAGAAAAATAACTTAATTACTATACCAGAAATGAATACATACAAAGATCATCAAAAAGAAATTGTGAAAATATTAGAAAAAGTTAAAAATGATGATTTAAATATACAAAACAATAAAATTATAAACTATTTTAATCCTTTAAGATTATCAACCAATTTATTTGGTCAAAGATATTAGATGGAGAATAGGGGATTTGAACCCCTGACTTACAGCTTGCAAAGCTGTCACTCTACCAACTGAGTTAATTCCCCAGATGGATTAAGTGTGATATATCTCATAAGGATATACCAGGGACTTAACCTCTATCATAGTATGTATTATAAAACCCCACAACTAAAAAGTCAAGGGGTTAAATTGATCAAAGTTAAGAATTAAAGATCTCCCTCTGCTCTATTTTCAGAACGATAAACATCAAAAGTTCCTTCAGGATAACGGGCACTCAACTTTTTATAATTCCTTTCCATAACATCTTCAAAAGAAACCTCAAGTGCCATACATGCTTGAGCAGCATACCAAAGAATATCACCTAATTCAATTTTAAGATGTTCAATATTTTCTTCAGTATAAGGTTTACCTTGAAAAATAATCTTCTTAACAATTTCAGTGAATTCCCCAGCTTCAGCACTCATACCAACAGCGGCAGTAAGAAGACGAGGAACGTCACAATCTAGAGTTTCAAGCTCAGTTAATCGAGTCAGAAATGCAGCGTAATCGGTACTTGCAGCACTAGTAGTTTGACGTACAAAATCAATATATTTGTTTGTATCGATGGTTGCCATAATTTTTTAATATGTTCAGTGTTATTGTATCAATGTAATCAGTTTTAGTCAAGGATTAAATCTAGTGTTACCGTAATGAATTACTGTAACATCATCAGATTTAAATTTTCTCCAAGGATCAACAACAATGCTTTTCTTGGGAATTTCGCAATAGAGTTCATCACTACTATTATCATGCCAATAAGTTGTAGAGGCACTATGGGCAAGGAGAAAAACCGCAGGACCATCAGGAGTGTAATCGTCTCCAGTGTATTTGTCAACATAGATCGGAGGTTTACCCATCTCTGTGCAGTAGTGCCCAACCAAAAGACTATAACTTCCATCAATATAAGGAACCTTTGGTTTATATGCTTTACCATGAATAACAATGGGCATTCCACCACCATCAATATTAGCAAGTTCCACTAAACGCTCAGCAAGTTTTTTTGCTTGCATTTCACGAGATCTCATAATACCTTCAAAAAAATCATACCCAAGTTCTAATTTTTCGGCAAGATGGCGAAGAGCAATATTATCTCTAGGATGGCAAGCACCACCATCACCCATACCAGCCTTCATATAATGTGGACTGATAATTCTAGATGCACCAAGACACAACGCATCAGTAACAACATCTACATTAATATTACGAGAATGTTCTGCAACATCTTGGATCATGTTAACGAATCCAATCTTACTACTAATGAATGTATTATAAAAGACTTTAATACATTCACATTCATCCCATGTCCCAACAACATATGGAGGATCATTCTCCATAATTGTTTCATAAAAATTAATCAGTTGTTTTGCATCACCATTTTGTTTACCATCTTCGGTTCCAATCATTACCATTTCGGGATTAACCACATCCCAAGCAACAGAACCCATTGCAATAAGATAAGGATTATAAACAAACCTTGTATTCTCAACTAATTGCCAAAATTGAGTTCTAGTTGTACCAGGAAGAACTGTGGAAATAAGAACCAATAGTTGATCCTTATTCATATACTTATTTGCTTCAATTAAACATTCCTTTACAATATCATAATTAAAGTCCTTTGGTTCCAAATCCATACATGGTTTACTACCATCATATTCTGGATCATGAGGAGTTGGTACAGCAATAAAAACAATTTCACTATCTTCAACAACTTCTTTAATAGAACTTACAATGTTAACTAAATTACTACTACGTTCTAAAACATCGTATCCACGCACATTATGTCCACGAAGAACAACCTCTTCTGCACATGGCATTCCAAGTTTACCTAATCCAATAAAACCAATGTTCATAATCATTCCCTCTCAAGATCCAAAGTTACACAGTGAAAACCACCACTCAAAGTACGTTGATGCCTCATAGGAAGCATAGCACATTCTATGCCATAGAAATTCAATTCAGCCCTTGTAGTTATTTGATTTTCCTCAAGTACAACCAAATTTTCATTAATGCTAAACAAATTCATATTTACCCATTCAGATGCATTATTATATCCAGGATAATAACCAGTTGGATACGGTTCTGGACACCAAATAATATCCCATTTATTAAAAGGTTTTGGTAGATCTTCTTTATTTTTAATTCTTGACGGATTTGCTAATAATAATCCTTCTCTTAAAAATGCAACTGTTGTGTCAATATGTACATAACTATAAACATCTTTAAGAACATTAACAGTTGCAGTATCACCCAATATTTCCTGAAGTAATTTTGCACCCAACATATTACCACTATTAGATTCCAAATATAGAATTTCAGTATCTGCTCTAATGACATTAGCAGCATCAAAAGCGGGTGTTATATTAGATAGTGCTAGAATATCAGGATTTCCCACACAATTTTCATCATATAGATCATCCAAATAATTACAGGGAATTTCTTTAACATCCTTCAAATGATGTTTAAAAGATCTCCAATTACCTAAACGAGATCTTAAAGGCATTGGAGTTGCTAGGGCATTATCACCGTGTAAAAAAACACAGTCTCTTGGGCAAAAATTATAATAGTCAGTTTCTTCTCTATTAGGTCTTAAAACTTCTACCCCTTCACCCTTTAAAAAATCTACAAATATTTCAAGATCCTCATTAGCTTCATCTATTACTTGTTGAGGATATGATCCAGTTTTAATAGTTGTTTCATCTTTTACATGGGCATAATTAATTGTTCTGAGACTTTTATCCATTGGTGGGATATTTGCATAGTCTGCCACACCAACAATTACTTTTTTTAATTTACCCCATTCATTGGTGCTATACATTCAAATATAATTACAGTAGTATTTTAAATTATAAGTCAAGGTAAGTTAGGTGTCAATACAAATTAGTAGTCATTAAAAAATCATTCTCTTTACCATAAGTAAAAAATTCATCTAATGAAAATTGATCTCTTTGAGTTTTCCACCATTTATAATAAGCATCTCTGGATTTTTCATGATGTACTCTTTTTATTTTAATGTCATATTCAGTACTACCCAATTCAGTATTAGTAGTGATTAATGGTAAACAATATGTCTTTCCTGTATATCCAATAAAATAGTCTACAGTTACAGCAGATTGTTTAAACATATTATCACCAACAGGATTGTTAAAACAATAACCACCCTTCACTGTGTGGAGATTAATTAATTTTTCCGCATAATTTCGATTAATCAAACAAGGACCAAAAAAACTTGACCTCATCTTTGGATGAAGAAAAAAACATATCTTATCCATAGATTCATATCCAAGTTGCACACAATCCCAATCATAAGGAAGACGCCTCATTAAATATTCCCAAGTAAAATGCCAATATTCAATTATTTCTAAATCATAATCATCTTCCATAATGATCATATATTGGTCATTGGTATATTTCAACCATTTTTTAATAAATTCTAAATGAGCAATAGAATTTCCAGCACAATGAGGCATTAAATTCTCGTGTTTTCCTTTTATTAAATGCTTCCATTCATTGACATTTGATGCTAGATATTTTGATCCAGATATTCTAGTATATTTTTCAATTCCCCATTTTTTAAATTGACCTTCCATATAGTTTTTTCTATCAATCCTATTATCTAAATTAAAATAATAGATGTGTGGAATATTTTTTAATTTAGGTAACATCATATTTTCTATACTTTTCTTCAGTGCCAATTATAACATCTAAACTACTAGTATCTATTTTAATATAGTCTTTTATTTTTTTGACCATTAATAAATCATTTGGTTTTCCATAAGTAAAAAATTCTTCCAGGGTGAATATACTTCTACCATATTGCCACCAATAGTAATAAGTATTTTTACATGCAAGAGATATTTTATATTTTCCACTTTTTTTATTTAAAAATTCTGGGTTAGTTGTTAGAAGAGGTAAACAATATGTTTTACCATTTTGACCAATAAAATAATCTACAGTTCCAGAATGTCCACCTAAACTCATATTCGCTATGTAATTACAAAGTTTATATTTCTCCTTCTCATAATGAAGTCTCACTATTTTTTTGGCATAAAACCGATTTATTAGAGATGGTCCGAAAGTATGAGCAGGCATCACAGGATGCAAATAAAATGGTATAAAATATGGATTTTCAAATCCCAGTTGAATACAATCCCAATCATATGGAATTTTATCCATCAAGTCATTCCAAGTAAAAGGCCAGTATTTACACAATTCAAAATCAACAGTATCCCTCATTAAAATTAAAGAACTTTCATCAGTAGTCTCTAACCAATTTTTTAAAAACTCAATAACAGATATGGAATACCCTGCAGTAGTTTTATTCAACTTATATTGATCTATATCAATTACTAAATCTTTCCAATCTTCATAATTAATTTCAGTATATTTTGAAGCACTTATCCTTTCATAATTTTGTAAATTATATTTTTTAAAATTATCCTCAGTATATTTCTTACGATCTACGTGCTCATCTCTGTTGAGATAATAAATTTTAGGAATACCAATAAATTTATCAGCATATTCTATTAAAAAATCATTTTCCATATTCTACCAAAAATTTTAATCTACAGTCAGTAAGTTTATCTAAAAAATATTTAGTGTTCATATTTGAAATATTCCGTTGCATTAAAGTATCATTTGATTTACCATAAGTGAAAAAGTCATCTAAAGTAAATCTATCTCTATCATATTTCCACCAATCATAACATGTATCCCAACATATTTGATAATATGGTCTCGGCAACCATTTATCATTTTCAAAACTACCAAAATAAGGATTCATTAATAATAAAGGAACCGCATAGGTATTACCATTTTGGCAAAGAAAGTAATCACCAGTACCAGAAACATTTTGATATCCTTTATTATCTTTCCAATACATATTTGCAATATAATTATCAAATTTATATAAGTCATCAATACAATGAAGTCTTACCATTTTTTCAATGTATTCACGCCTCATTAAACATGGACCTAAAGAATACTCAGGATTAACGGGATGAAGATAAAATGAAACCACAGATCCAGTCTCAAATCCCAACTGAATACAATCCCAATCATAAGGAAGTCTGTGCATCAAATAATTCCAATCAAAATGCCAATATTCAATTAATCCTAAATCATAATCATCTTCCATCAAGATTAGATATGGATCATTGGTTTCTTTTAACCATTCTTTAAAAAAATCAAAATGAGTTAAAGCATGAGCAACAGCATAACTATAAGAATTAGATGTATCTCCAATTATTAACTCTTTCCACAAATGTTTTTCAGAAACTAAAAATTTCGATGCGGATATTCTAGTATATTTTTCAATTCCCCATTTTTTAAATTGCCCTTCCATATAGTTTTTTCTGTCAATTCTTTCATCCAGATTGACATAAAAAACATGAGGTATTCCATTCAATTTATCTTTTAAATTCATATTTACCATATTCAACAGATCTTCTTACCATATCAGAATCATTCGATTTCCCATAAGTAAAAAATTGTTCTAATGTATAATTATCTCTTTCAGTCTTCCACCATCTATAATAACAATTTCTAGATAAAACATCACCATTCATTCTATGTTGCTTTTGAATTGGACTATTATCTTCAAAGCTATTAAAATCTGGATTAATAGTAATCAAAGGTATACTGTAGGTTCTACCATTATGACACATGAAATAATCAACTGATCCAGGTCCAGAAACTCCACGTTGTTTATTCCAAGCATGATTGGCAACTCTAGGGACAAGGTGATATTTACCTTCAATGTAATGCATTCTAACTAGTTTTTCAGCATAGTCTCTAGTTATCATACAAGGTCCAAAATCATGAGCAGGAAGAATTGGATGCAAATAAAAAGGTATACCAAAAGGATTTTCAAATCCCAACTGAATACAATCCCAATCGTATGGAATATTATTCATTAAGTATTCCCAATCGAAATGCCAATATTCAATTAATCCTAAATCATAATCATCTTCCATCAAGATTAGATATGGATCATTGGTTTCTTTTAACCAAGTCTGTAAAAAATCCAAATGAGATATAGCATTAGCTGCAATAGGAACTAACAATTTATATTCACTTGGTTTATACATCAAATGTTTCCATTCATTTTTTTTAGATGCTAAAAATTTAGTTCCAGAAATTCTGGTGAAATTTATATTCCAATAATCAAATTGGCTCTCCATATATTCTCTTCTATCAGTTCTATTATCCAAGTTAAAATAATAGACATGAGGAATATTTTTAAGTTTATTTTTCAAATCCATATATCTTGCGGTTCTGAAGCAAATCTATATTTTTGAGTGTTTGTATTGATTGCAATTTCCATTTTCCAATCATATTTTTTATTAAAATTAAAAAAATCATATGAAGTATATTTTCTAGATTCTCGAACCCACCAAGAAAATATGGATTCTGAAGATAAGTTTTCCATAATTTCAGCATTGCTATCAGTCGCACTTGCATCACTAGAAAATTTTCTATTTAAATTAAATATAGGTAAAGAATAGGTTAGTCCCAAATCATATATGAATAGTTCAGTAGTTCCATATTCATATTCAGGAATTCTCAAATCTTTATTGTTTATAAACAGTTTGTATTTACCTTTATCATAACTATTTGTTTTCGTGTTCCAAAACCAATGATTTTCATCATAATGGTAATATTTTAATTTTTTGGCAAAATGTCTTGTTATCATATAACATGAGGATGAATAAAAATTACTCAATCTTTTTCTTAGATACATTGGGATAGTGCTAGGAGAGGTCACATAAAATTGAATACAATCCCAATTATATGGAAGATTATTCATTAGATATTTCCAATCAAACATCCAATGAACAGCAAGATTTAGATTTATATCATCTTCCATGATAATACAATATTCAGAATCATCATTATCATACCAATCAATTATAGTTTTTAGGTGATTTAAATTTGAAGATCTATCTGCATAAGTTTGTATTAAATTTTTATCTATTATTAAATCTTCCCATTCCTCAACATTTGAAGTTGAAAATCTAGATGCTGATACTCTTTCATAATTTGTTATTCCCCAACGTTCAAATTGAGAAATCATATGATCATTTCTATCCAATCTATGATCAAGATTGAGATAATAAATTTTTGGTATACCTTTAAATTTATTTTGCATATATTTTTTTATTATAATCAGGTATTTTAATAGTCATTTTAGCATCTGTAGATTTACCATAACTAAAAAAATCTTCTACAGTATAATTTTTACTTTCTTCTTTCCACCATTTTTTGATAAGATGACTTGCAACAATATCATATATTTTATTATGATAAACACTAACTTTGGAATCAACATTATCACCAGCAGTTGATGGTTTATTATCTGGATTTTGTGATAATTTTTGATCTAGAGAAAGAATTGGAAGAGTATATGTGACACCTATTTGATATATTAAAAAGTCATCACTACTATAACATTCTTTTGGTATTTTCACATCCTTTAAGTTATTTGCTAATTTAAATCCTCCGTCTGGTCTCTGATGAATTTTTATTAACTTCTCGGCATAAAATCTATTAACCATATAACATGCACCTGAAGAAGTATTTGGAAGTCTTTTTCTAAGATGCATTGGAATATATTCCCAATTACAAAAATATAATTGAATACAATCCCAATTATAGGGAAGGTTATTCATCAAATATTCCCAATCAAAATTCCAATACTCTATTAATTCAAGACTTAAATCATCTTGCATAATTATACAGTATTCTGAAACTCCAGAATTATACCAATCTATAATAGTGTTAAATTGATTTAATACTATAGATGCATCAGACGGAGTTAAAAGCATTAAATCCAATTTATGTTTCCAATCATCTATTTTGTCTATAGAAAATCTGGAAGCAGAAACTCTAGTATAATTTGTTATATTCCACTTTTTAAATTCTGCCTCCATATGTTCTCTACGATCAGTTCTGAAATCCAGGTTAACATAATATATTGGAGGGAGACCCTTTAATTTATTATTCAAATCCATTTTTATTAAAAACTTTCATAGATGGCAAAAAAGGATAATCTTTATATCCCCACTTATTTGGAGAAATATCTTTCACCTTTTGAAATTTATTTATACCTTCTCTAGCAGTCTCAGGTGTCATATAATAATGATATCCAATCATATCTATATTTTGATCACCCCACCTACTCTCAAAATTTCTACCATCATATGACATTTTTTTAATTATTTTATAATTTTCATAATTATCAAGTAATATTATTCCACCTCTACCAAGACTTAGATGTTTTCTAAATTGAAAACTCACACACATATATGTGTTTTCAATATAACTATTTTTCTTCCAAAATACGGCAGCATCTATTATATTAGTATTACCAATATAATAATAATCATGCCATTTTTCATCTTTCCATTTCCAATTTAATCCTAATTTTTTAGCAGTAAAAGGAACAGAAATATAAGTGTATTGAGGAATTGATATATTATCATACTTTTCATATCTCAAACACAGTTCTAAAGCATGGGTACAACAATCAGTTGATACTGCGTAAGGAGCACCAAAGTAATTAGCAATTAATTTCTCAAATTCTCCAATAACTTCAAATGTTTCCATAGTATATTAAACTGCCTTATCATATAAAAGATAATCATATTGATACAATTCTTTAAAATATTGATTATCTTTAGCATAAGTATCATACAACTTTTGACATACTGACTTACAACTTTCAAGATCAAGATCAGATGTTCTCAAATGTGGTATCTCTATTCCTTTAAAATTTTCAAATTGGAAATATTCTGGTCCAGAAAGTAAATTTGCCTTATATCGTTTTAGCATAGAATCCAAAATAACATTACTAATTTTTTCGGATAAATTATTATCTAATTTCAAATACTTAATTGTTCCATTATTTTCCATGCACAACCTCAGAAAGAGATGTTGTGGTGCAGTATGTTCGTCAAAAACAAATCTGTTTTTTTCCAACTGACTAACAACATACCCTTTAGGTGGTTTTGTTCTCTTAATAAATTCATTAAGACCAGATATCCATCTATCAACTGGATCTCTAATCACAGCAAAAAAAGTATAATTGTGTGCAACAAAATATTTTGCAGTTCCCGCAGAATCTTTTAGAAAAGTAAGATCAGTAAAATAACTAGACCTCAGAGCAGTACTTATAGAGGTACTAGCACATTTATCAATGTGCATATAAATCAATTTATTTTTTTCATCAAGAAAACAATTATTGAAACCACCATAATGTATTTCTAAATTTTCTTCTTCTTTCTGAAGTTTATAAGTGAAAGATGAGCAAAATTTAGGGTAAATTCTAATACATTCATCAACTACAGCTCTTCTTTCAAAATAATTTGTTGGACTTTGCTTTTCTGTCATTTTTCTGCTGTTATTTGTAAAGTATATCTATTTGTTCTCCCTATATTAGCTGCAATATGTGGAGTATCATAATCCCACATTATATATTCACCAGATTTCCAATTGACTACTGGATTATCATCAACTTCAAAATAATGACCAGATTCCCAATCGTTTAAAAAAACTATCATTCTACATATATTTGTAGAAGATGGATTTAATTCATTTAGTTCTTTATATTTTTTATAAGTATCTCTATGCTCAGGCATTATAGTTCCTGGAGGCATACAATAAAGACACATTGTACCATTCTTTAAATTATGCTGTTTAGAGACAAACTCTAAAATATTAAAGCACCAATCAGGAAGACCTTTATACTGTTCTCTTAAATATCCAGTATAATTTACATACAAATGCCCCAGATCTTTCCAATGATTTACTGTGGCATCATCAGGAAACTGTCTTCTGGGAGAATATTCTACATTAAAATATTCACCTATCAAATTAGTTTCAATTTTACCAGAAACAAAAGTACTCATATTTTCAACAAAAACATATATCTATATATCTCAAAAATCCCAAACACAATCTTCCATAATAGTGAACCATGAAGCAATTGTATATCTAGATCCGTTTTTTACTTCAGCAACTCCATGTTTAACTGTTGAAGGAAAAATTACAATCTTACCTTTTTCTGGAATACATAATGTATTTTGATCTGGAAATATTGTTTGTCCACCCTCGTAAGTATCATTTAAATAGCAGACTGAACTATAATACCTAGATCTAAGAGGATCATTATCAGAATATCCATTGTCAACATGCGTTCCCATGCTCATACCAGGACCCCAATAAACAATATCTATGAATTCATTGTATATGAATTTTTCATGATAAAAAAGTTTAGATGTAAGTTGAACAATTTTTTGTTGAAATGCTTTAAATTTCAAGACAAGTTCAGGATTATCATCAATATCTTTAGGACTTAGAGTTCTACCATGAAAATCTTTTTGTGTTTGCCATAAACTTCTTTTACCACTTTCTTCAAAATATTTAATTACCTCATCACAAAATTGAGGAGATATTACATTAGGTATTTCGTATATCATAATTTTAAAATTTAAATGCTCCAAACTTATCTTTTAGTGAAGATTTTTTATCTTCATGTTCATACTCTTCCTCTTGTCCACTATCTATAATATCTTTTTGAGCAGACTGTTCACAATCATATAAACGCATTTTTGCCCTATCAATTCCAATAACAAATCTCTTATAGATTGTGGGGTCATTGTACCTATTCTTCAATTGCTTTACCATAATTTGACCCAAATTCTCTAACTCTTCAGTGCTAATAAGGGCAAACATAAGATCAGCAGTAGCAGGGAGACCAAAGGATTCAGAAGTATCAGTAAGTTCAACATCAGAGTTCCCATAACCACTGCGGGTAGTCTGGGTAGCAGAGACAATGGGAACATTGAATTCCACTGCCAAACCGCGAAGTTCCTCTGCAATTGATTTAATATACGAATAAGAATTGACAGAGCTATTTGCCTTGTGCCTAGAGGAAGCACAAATATTAAGGTAATCGATGAAAATAATATCAGGTTTAAATGACTTCTTAAGTGCAAGTTCATTAAGAAGTGCTTTAAAATGTCCACTATGAGCAGATGCAGTGGGATACTCTTTAATTATAAGAGTTCCTTGAGTTTTGTTTGAAATTGCCGTTACTTTATTTTCAAACATAGATTTTGGCAGTTCTGCTAATTGTTGAATCGGAACATTGAAAAGATTTGCATCAATTCTTTCTGCAATTCGCTCTTCCGCCATCTCAAGAGTGATGTAGAGAACGTTCCTACCCTGCAATAAGATGGAACTAGCCACATGGCACATGAACAACGATTTCCCAACACCTGTCCCAGCGAGAGCGATATTGAGAGTCTTATTAGGGAGACCACCTTTTGTAATTTTGTTGAAATATTCCAAATCAAATTCGATCTTATCTTCTTTACGGTGGTAAAATTCATATCTTTCCTCATAATTTTGAAGGTAATCATGACCAATATTATTATCAAAACTTACAGCAAGAGCATCAGATAAAATACTAGGAATGGCATCCCGATTTTTCTTCGTGTCATTACCATCAGCAATATAAATTGATTCCATTAATGCCAAATAAATAGCACGATCTCGACACCACTTTTCAGTAGTATCGAGTAACCATTGTTGATCTGATGGTTGATGTTCAAAAGAACTAATAGTTTGACTTAATTCTTTAATTTGAGATTCATTAATATCTGTTCTATTGGAAATTTCAATTAGTAATGCTTCGGTAGTAATTTGAGAATTATAGTTTAAAATGAACTTAACAGTTTCTTCAAAAATAATTTTTTGGCACTCATCAACAAAATATTCAGGTTGAATAAAGGGAATTACTTTTCTAGAATATTCTTCATTAAAAACAAGATTTTTTAAAACTGTCAGTTCAACACTATCCATTAGATGTAATGCAAGTAAGTAGTTAAAATATATTTTGGTGTATTAATTGGAGAAACTTCTTTATATGGAAAAGTCCATAACGGAGGAAATACCAATAATTTACCAACTTCGGGTGCTATAGAATGGTCTGCAAAAATTGTTTCACCACCATCTATAACATCATTCAAATAAAAAAGAAAACAGAGATATCTTCTAGAAGATGAATGATCAAACACATCTACATGTGAATTGTAATAACCATCAGCATTATATTTTTTTATAGTAAAATGCTCAAAATGATTATCAACTGGAAAAACTCTATTATCAACAAAATTATAGTATTCTTCTTTATAATCTAAAACTTTATTTACAAGTATCTCATGCAAAGATCTTTCATTATCAGTATTTTGATTATTAGTAAAATTTAATTGGGTGAAATTTAATAATTTTGTGTTATCATAAGTTTCATAATGTTCAGATTTATTCTCATAGACATCAATTAAACTTCTACAAGTATTGAGATCTAAAGCATTGCTGTAAGAACATATTAAATCATTTAATTTAATTGCCATAACTAAATTCTTGTTTAGCAATTGTATCAAGTTTTTCCATTACTTCTTCAGTGAAGTACTCTTCAGGATTAGCAAGAATTTGTTTTGCATAAATTTTCTTACCATCCATTTCATAGCGTCCTGCTACATTCTTCCACAGTCCACCAATCTCACCAAGTTCCAGAAGACCATAGTAACGATCAAGACCGCGCTCATCATAATAAAGACGGACTTCAACATCTTTGTTCTCCTTACTTAAACGCGATTTAGCAGTCTTAGCCTTGATAATATTGCCGACCACTTCTGTTCCATCCTTTTCTTTCTTTTTGCTGAGATAAATGATC